CGATTGCACCACCACCTTGTAGTAAAGTATTTAATGCGGCATGTTGACTACGTACATATATCTTTCTACCATCAAGACCTTTCAAGAAGCCACGTTCAGATGCTTTCTGAACTCTGTCCTTTAATATCTTGAGTGACGGTAAGTTTTTAAGGAAGGTAGCCTTGAGTTTCTTACCTTGCTTTGCACCACCACCAGATATCGAACCTATCTTAGCATCACCTGCCCCATACAAAAATGCATAGATGAATGTCTTCGATTCATTACGAGTCTTAAGTCCTGCTAACTCTTGATTCCTGCTGTGTATATCTCCATGTATAACCTCATCAATATACTCTTGGTCATTCATGTAATGAGCTAACACTCTCAACTCTAATCCACTTGCATCTATACCTACTAACTTATAACCATCAGGTACTGTCCAACATGAACGACACTCTTTACCATAAGGGCTACCAGAGTTTGGAATCTGTGCCATGTTAGGACTACGGTGTGTCATTCTAGATGTGATTGTACCATTAGGATTAACATACCCATGTACTCTATCACCCTTGAGTTCATCTATCCAAGATGTAACCTGTGCTATACGCTTCTGATAAAGCAAGTAGTCTGCAATAAGTTTAGCTTCTCGTATGTGTTCAATCTTTTTAAGTGTACCCTCATCAACAATGGGCTGACCTGTCGGAGTAAATCTTTCAGGCTTCCACCCAAAGTCAATGAGGTACTCACCTATTTGCTTACGGCTACCTAAGTTAAACTCAACTAACTTCTGTCTCATGAATGGTTTAACATTCTGTGTTTTAATACAGTTGTTATACTCATCATCTGTTAGTCCACGCTTTGATAGCTCACCATCTTTCCTGATGTAAGGTGTTACTATTTTCTCATCCATCATCTTAGGTTTGAATGTGTTGTGTACTTCTTCTTCTACTTCAAACTGTTTGTCCTTGAGTTCTGCAAGCAATTCCATAGCTTTCTTAGTATCAAAGAAGAAACCATTCTTCTCTTGCTGTCGCATAATCTTAGCGACCTTGTGCTCAAGACTGATTGAGTCTTCGCTAAACATCTTACCTTCTTTGAGTAAGTAATTGTATACAACTTCATTTAGCTTTACGTCTTGAACACAGTAGTCCAACATAGCAGGTGTATACTCATCAAAGGTTTCGGGTTGTTCTTGTTTAGCCATGCCAACACGCCACCCCCAAGTCTTCAAGCTATGTCCATTCTCACGAACAGGGTTAAATAATCTTGACATAACTAATGTATCTTCTAACTTGTGTGTTACTGTAGCACCATGTAGTTTTTCTATTACTGGTATATCATAACCTATAATGTTATGACCTATAAGTACTTCTGCATTCTCTAAGAATTTAATACCTTCTTCGATTTGCGTGTTGTCAAAAGTGTGTACTGCTCCACCCCACTCTTTAGCTACTATACAATGTATAACGGTAGGGTCTAAGCCATCAGCTTCAATGTCAAATATTATTTTAGAACTGTTCATTGTCGAATGTTTCCTCCTCAGATACTTCAAACAATCTACCAGTATCTGAATTATATCGGAGACCACAAGCCAATCCTGTGTCTCCAGTGTACCTAGATTTCAGTACACGAACCTTAGTGAGGTTAGCTTCTTCAGGGTTGCTTGCCTGTTGATTTCTCTCTAGTGCAATCACACAATCAGATAACTGTGCAATACCCTGTGAACCTTTGAGATGAGATAGGGATACTTCGATACCCTGCTCATGTCCTTTATCTCCTGCGGCTCTTCGTAAGTGTGATACCAATATCATACCTACACCTGTCTCTTCTACCAGAGACCTCAAGCGATTCATAAGCATGTCAATACCACGCCTCTCATCGCCTTCATGCAACACATTGACAAGCATATGTAAGTGGTCAACGATTACCCATTTACATTCACAACCTACAATAATATATCTAAGCTTGGCAAAAATATCATCAATGTCGGTAGCACCTAAGTGTGAGTGAATGAATACTCTACCAGAAGGGATAGCCTTATCAAACAAACCCATGAGGTCATCGTCTGAATAATTCTTACGCTTCTCTGATAGATAGATTCTATCGTTAGCTTCGATGGATAAGATACCATCAGCAGTACGCAACCAGTTTTCTTCAAGGGCTACGATACCTACATTGTCATCTGTGTTTTTGATAAGCCAATGTTCTAACTCTCTAGTGACACTAGACTTACCAAGACCTGTGCCACCTGTAAGTGTGACCAGTTCTCCTTTACGCATACCATAGAGCTTCTTGTTCAGTCCGTCCCAAGGATATGCAATGCTTTCTTTCTCTTCTCTATGTAGCCAGTCACCCTTTTGAGATGATAGCTCCATGATACCAGAAGGTGTGTATGTCTTAGAGTTCCACCATGCTTGGGTAAACTCTGTGAACTTCTTCTGCTTGAGCATTTCGTTGGCATCTTTGAAGCCGTTAGGGAATGACATGATTCTAGTTTTGTTAGGCTTGAGTATTTTAGCTACAGCTTTTGCCGCTTCTTTACCTGCCTTATCATTGTCAAAGCATAGTACTACATTGTCAAAGGATTCGACAAACTCTATGCTTTCCCTAACATCTTTGACTGCTGATGATGCACCACGCTTAACGGATACCACTGCCCACTTACCTTGGAACAGTTCATCCACTGCCATAGCATCACACTCACCTTCAGTAATGGTTAGATACTTGCCACCTGTATTGCCATGTAGTTGTTCTCCGAACAAACCAGTGCCTTCAAATGTTCCATTGCAGGAAAAGTTTTTGTTCTCTACATATCGTGTCTTAGTACCCACCACCTCATTACCATTGAAGAATGGATAGATGTGTTGTACTACGTTATTGTTTCTGTCCTTGACAATCTTAACACCATACTTAGTTGCTGTCTTTTCAGAGATACCTCTGTCGGTTAGTGAACCATAAGCACCAGTATAAGATGTTAGGAATGTGTTGTCGGACTTGGGTTTTGTTTTCATATCAATCACTCTACCTGTAGCTTGACCTTCATAGTTTGTAAAAAAAGTATTACAACTAAAGCATTTTGCAGAGCCGTTCTCATTGAGAGATACAGCGTCACTGCTTGAGCATTCAGGGCAGGGTAATTTATGTTTAATGAATTGGGTTCGTTCTTGTATCATTCTATCTCCAGTAGAAAAGTGAGGCGTTGTATTTGGATTGTGCCTTTAAGTCCCATCCAAGTAGTAGGACACCTCACGGTTAGTTATTCAGAATCAGTTTCAGTATCTTGTACCTCTTCTTCTTCTGTCTCAACAATCGCATCAGGGTTTTCTTTCAGCAAGCTTTCAAGATTACCTCGGTGCGTAGCACTAGTAAAGTTCAGTGCTTCTAGTAAGACTTCTAGTTGGGACACCTTGCTAATAATTACATTAGCGTTTGCCCTAACATTCTCATCTTCAATCTTAGTCACATCATAAGACGTGACACCATCATCATTTTTAATACTAACAATCATATTAAAATTCCTCCCCTTCGTCAAAGAACTCAGAGCCGTCTTCGGCTTTGTATTCAATTAAATCTACGATTTGGACAGCCTGTAAGTCAAGACCTTTCCCTGCCTTACCTGCATATTCCCAAGCGTATTCATTACATTGGACTCTAACCTTAGAGCCATTACCCACAGCAAGATTTACTTCCTGTTTGTTTTGGTCAAGCAATCTTGGTGCAGACCTAATCATTCCATTAGGACCATTCACCTTACGCTTAACTACTATTGCAGAACCCTCGTCCATTGATTTAATGGTATGTCCACGTGATGCAAAGTCATTAGCTGTTGCTTCATCAACCACAAGGTTGACTGTGTACATGGGTTCAAATGTTGTATTGGGTGTTTTGATACTTGCCCAATAAGCCGTGCCGTCAATTATCATATTGTTCTCCTATGATGTTAGTTAAATTAAAGGAGTTTGTGAGCCAACTACTCCCGAAGTTGTGGACTGAAGCCAAACCAAATAATTTATTATCTGGAGATAGAGGGCTTAAAGTTCTTTGGTTGCTCATTGTCATGTTGCACATATTACACCATCTCGTTGCGGATGTCAAGCATTATTTCATCCATGGAATAAAGACTTTCATCTAACAATTTTACATAAAAAACTTTAGGGTCAAGAGTCCATCTTGCCTCATAGCCTACCTTATGTTCATACATTTCTTGTGTGTGCCTACTAATCCAATCACAGAAATATCTGTACTCATCTTCTGTTAGTCTTACAAACCTTTCATCATACTCTCTTTGTGTAAGAAAAGTACCATCTTCGTTTGCTTCAGTATTGTCTGTCCAGTTTTCTTCTTTCATACTAGTCTCCTTTACTGTAATGTTCTTCTAATACAGAAGCACTTTCCATAAGTGAATAACATTTTTTATATATTTTATCTTGTGCATTTGCTATAGAAATATTAAATCCTATTAACATCAGTACAATAATTGTAAGATAACCTAAGTCTTTTTTATCCATACATTCTCCTAGTGTATTGTTTTATTATGTTCGTTATCATGGAAGGCTTCTCGCAAAGCCTCCTCTGTAATGTCTGCTCTCATCTGTCTCATTGCCATCATGTCCATTCCCTCAACATCCCAAGACCTACCATCCTCAGTGCATGATACTGAGAACACGGCATTTATGGCTGGCATACTGATAAGAATATCAATAGCAGAATAAATTGAAGTAGCATAAGTTTTAATTGTTTGTCTGTGATTGTCTATCAATACATCAGCTATATACTCATCCATGTTTAGATACCTTTAGTAGTTCATCAAAGGTTTCAATGTCTGGATGTTGCTTGAGATATTTCATAATCCATTTGTCTGTCATGTATGACATGTGTAATTGTCCTTGACCAAAAGCATGTGTCTGTTCTGGAAGTAATCCCTCAACTGTGTCAACAGTAATAGACTCTGCTTGGTCTTCAGGCAATAGGGTACGAAGCCACTCAACCTGTATTGGTCTGACTTTCTTTCTAAGTTTCTTGATTTGTTTTGAGTTCATATATTAATTCCATGCTCTAAATTCCATGTAAGGAGTCTCTCGGTGTCCTTCAGGCAACCATTGTACCACACTTTCTATGTCTTGTACAGTTAGTTCTGTGCTTGAAGTATCTCCCATATCATCATGAGACATAATCAAAGCACGACCTGCATAATTTTTATTACCGATAGTAAAGTATCTGTTATCAATAAGTAGTCCTTCATCATCAATATACATATCATCTCTATTGTTTAATCGAACTACATCAAAAGTCCTGCAATCAATCAAGTCATATATCTCTTGAATATTACCTGTGTATATAACTTCTTTGATTGTCTCATCGAATGGGTTTATTAGTATGCCTTTCATATTACCTCCAAGGTTAAGTGTTCTTCTGTTTTGTAAAAGTTATAAGTCATTCGCAGTACCATACCTGCTTCAGCCTGTGATTTCAAATGTTTAATTGACATTCGTTTATCTCCACGCTTAGTCTTATAAAAGTTTACCTGTGATTCTGTGTCTCTATATCCTGAACTACTATGTACAAATACAGCAGGGAAGCTGTGTCTCTCTCCCACTTCTATATCATCATAGTCTAAACCTATATGTTCTAACAATAGCAAGACACTTTTGTTCACATCTATTATAGATTTGTTAAGCATGGTGTCCGTTAAAAACAAATTAGCTTCGTTCTCTACAGGTAAATCAAATAGTTCTGTTTGTTTTGAGTAGACTCCCTTGC